GTAGTATCACCTGGTGGTGGTAATGGTTGACCAGTCATAGGATCAATAGATGCAGGATCTGGAATCATACCTGATTTGATTTCTTTCTCAATCAACTTATCCTGTTCAAGAATTTCTTCATCAGTCTGTCTGAGAATTTGTCTCCTTACATAGTCATTAGAGTAATACTTACCAACATAAGGTTCAACCAAAGTGGCAAGATTAACTCTTTCAGTTGTAAGTTCTGCTTCTTTCAGTTCAGCAAAATGATTATCATAAAGAAAATCATATTGAATATGATCAGACATGATCTCCCAATCTTCAGGAGTTACAACATTCTTAAGGATAAGTTGAGTTCTTAGTAGGTCTTGGAACATACTAGAGAATCTTTTTCTCATTCTACCAACAAACTTGGAGAACTTAATCTCATCTCTAAGAATTTCTGATGATCTACCCAGTGAGAAACCACCTTCCCCCTGAATTCTAGTTTCAGGAACATTCAATGATCTGTATAGTTTCTTCTGGAAATAGTTGATATCAGTGATTTCACCAAGGTTCTGACCACCAGGAAGTGTGGTGATTTCAGTTCCTCTACCACCCTCTCTTCTAGGTAACCAGAAATCTTCAAGCATAGACATATGCTTTTTATCATCTCTAATCTCACCAGTGTTGGAATCATACACCAGTTTGTTACGATATCTCATCATAACATCACGCAGATATTGTTCTGCCTTAACCTTAGGAAGATTGCCAACATCAATATAGAAAATTCTTCTTTCTGGTGCTCTTGAAAGTCTGTAGATAACCAGAGAATCCTCAATCATCATCAATTGATTGAGTGGTTTAATTGCTTTATGTAACCAGGAAAGGGTTGATCCCTTGTTTCTATCTACCAATCCTGAGGTGCAATAGCAGATAGAATCTCTGGTAAGTCTTACTCCTTTCTGTGAGGAAGTATTTCCCATACCATAACCAGTGGCAGAACCTATCTTGTTACCACCAGGACTGTATACAAAATACTCTTCAATTTCAGGGAAGTTATAGGTTGCAGGGTCATCTCTATCTACAGTGCCCTTTACAATGCCACCTGTTTCTTTTCCTTTTTTGATTTGACGAATATAACGCATCTTAGATGCATCAATATATCTCAGTTCCTGAATACCATCAGTAGGATTCTTCTGATCAATTACTTTATTATAGTATAGTCTACCATCAATATACCAATTTCTAAAAATCTCATGTGCCTTGGTATCAAAATCAAGGAGGTCAAGAATATATCTAAACTCTTCTCTAATCTTTTTCTTTATACCATCACTTGCTTTCAGGTTAGACAGTTCAATAGTAACTGGACTGTCATTTGTATCAGAAACAATTGCTTCATTTACAATATCTTCAATAGCGCTATCACACTCAGGATAGAGCGACATTGACCTATACCTTCTGATAAGGTCATTTTCATTTCTGTAGATTCCTTCAATGTCTACATAAGAACCATAAAACCCAGAGCTAACATAGTGCTCCGATCCATCCTGATTATTAGGAGGGACCGGAGATACTAGCCCTGGGGGGTTCTTTTCAGAATCTTCAATTGAAAAACCAAATAATCTGGCCATTATGATAATTCTAGACTTACGTCTAGTTATTTATCACTGAATCAGAGTTTGACCTCTAGCAGCTCTATTTCTTTCAGTAGAGTTGCCAATTGTGAAGTACTGAACCTGGAAGGTTACAGTGAACTCCTCAATAGTATCAGTTGAATCATAGCTCAGATCAATGGCACTTACCTCAGTTGGGAAGATGTCATAGAACTTGTAAGTTCTGAGTTCAGAAGATTTACCACCACTGTTCTTTGTGGCAACTGCTTTTCTGCCTCTACCCAGTTGGGTTACATAAGCATCAGTCATGTAGGAAGATGGGTTGGTGACACCAGTGGCATCATTCAACTTACTCAACTTGTTCATCCAGAGTTCAAAGGCAGTTCTCAGAGCAAAATCTTCATCATTGATTACGGTTACAGTCCAGGTTTCAAAAGTTCTGTCACCAGCAACCTTAAGAATTCTGCCTCTGAATGGGACAGGAACTTCAGCAACTGTTGATGCAGGCAGCTGGGCTGCCTTACACAGGAACTTCATCTGGTTGGCTTCTTTTTTGCCACCTGTTCTCCATACCCTTCTACCAACAGCAGCAGGGAATGATGGGAGAGTTACTTCAAATAGATTGGGGCGGGCACCGCCACCCGCCAATCTGTTCTTAAATTGTGAAAGAGTTTTTGTGTCAGCCATGTTAGTTTCCTCTTATAGTTTTACTATGATCAAACTGAACCAACAACTTCATCAAATGAGATACCAGATCTGGTGGCAACAAATGTCAGTGTGACATAGTTGATAGATCTAGTAGGTTTGATGAAAATGTCTGCTCTAAACTCATTATTATCTCTAACAGCAGGAGTGTTGTTAGTTTCATCACAGATGACTACAAACTCTTCAATACCTCTTTGTGATTGAACATCTCTGAGATAAGGTTCAACAATGTTGACAAAGGCTGACCTTGTTTCATCATCATTGAGTTCAAAGAGTTGGTCATTAGCAGCAGCTTCAAGTGCTTGCTCAACTGTCAGGAACAATCTTCTAACATTGATTCTATCAAAGGCAGAGTTGTATCCAAGACCAGTCTTATCACCAAACAGGATGATACCAGTACCACTCTGATTAATTACAGAGTTGATTCTGTTACCATAAAGTTGATCTCTCTGTGCTTTATTTGGATTGTAAGCAACCTTGATAGCATTGTTGATGCTACCTCTTTGCTGACCAGCAGGAGAGAACCAAGGGAATGATTCAATATTTGTTCTGGTCATCAGACCAGCAATATCACCATTCAGTGGGATATATCTGAACTCATTATTGAATCTGTCATAGATGTACTTGTATCCACTATCAAATACAGCATAAGAAGATGAAGTAATAGGTGAATAGTACTTCAGCAGGTTGGTTGTCTGTGTAGCAGCATTAGTTACATTGACAACATTTGCTCTATGTGGAGAAATTGTAGCAATACAATCCTTTCTTCCTTCAGCAATCGAAATCAGGAGATTTGCTTTTGCTTGTGTCTCAACTTCACTGCCAAGACCAGGACCCATCATCAGATAATCAACAGCAATCTCATCCTTATTGGAGAAGAGATTGTATGATGTCTGAAGATCTCCAAGTTCACTAACAATACCACCAGCAGCAGTGTAATCTACACCACCAAGCAGTGAGTATGTTGTGTTGCCAAGGACATTGAATGTAGTTCCTTGTGCTTTCTTACCCCATTGACCAGCACCAATTGCAACTTCTGTATAACCTGATGAGTAACCAGAAGCAACAGGTTTTGTGCCATGGAAATCATCATTTGCAGATGATGGATTAGCACCAGGGAAGACATATCCAGAATTCAGTGAGATGTAGTCCTTATAATATGACTTAGTAGGAGCATCACCATCTCTCAGAGCATCAGATGCTTTGGAGAGGAATGTGTGTCTCTCAAGGACATTGCCCTGAATACCAGTTACTGTACCTTCATCATCAACAACTACAACGTGAATGCCATCATTCTTGCCTTGTCTTTGTGAGGCATAGTTTGATGTTCCTGGTCTACCAGCAATGGTGTTCCAGTAGATAGTTGCGTTTGTCAGTCCCAGTGTTTGAGCATCATACCAATCAGAAGCAGAAGCAGCAGCAACACCAGCTGCAGCAGCAGTAGGACTCTTAGCTGTGACAACACCAACATTGTTGATAAACTTGAGGTTGTCAGATGCCTCAAAGGATTGACCAGGATTGTTTTCTTGATAATCAACAGCAGTTTCAGTGCCATCAGTAGAGACTCTTGCAAGAACTCTTACATTGATTGTGCTAGCACCAGATGTAGCAGTTGAAACACCAGTAATAATACCCTTCAGGTAACCATTGAAAGTTGTTGTTGTACCTGCACCAGGAAGAACTACACTAGAAAGTACAGAAGTAACACCATTACCAACAATAGCACCTGCTTCAGCAAGACTTGTTGTTGTGATACCAATTACCTGGTCTGCAGCATTGTCAATTACACAAACCTTCAAACCATTACCCCATGAACCAGGGTTTCTGGCAGCATAGTAGTAGTTTGTAGCAGAAGAATAGTTCAGATTGTAGTCATCAAAACTCTTGATCTTTGCTGCTGTTGTAGAACCAATACCAACACCTGCATTAGCATTGTTGAGGTTAGAACCATCAGTTCTTACAACTTTCAGGACTCCTCCATAAGTAAGGAATTCAGAAGCAGTAAGCCAGTATTCATACTGTCTATCGCCTGACTTAGGCTCACCAAACGTATCAAGAAGTTCTTGTTGGGTGGTAATGTCAATAGGTTCATCAACAGGACCTAATGCAAAAGGACCAGCAATAGCACCAATGTTATCAATAACATTCTCAGCTCTACCAACAGTTAAATCAACTTCTCTGACGAGTACGCCTGGAGATAATTGAGGAGTCGCCATTCGTTTTTCTCCTTAAATTACTCAGTTTAACTACAAAATATTTAGGAAAATGAGTATTTTGAATGGGGAAACACGCTAGGAAACACTACCAATCAGGGTATTGCCACTCTGAATGGGGGTCTTTCTTTTTTCTATTCTTCAATATTCTTCTGATAGTGCATTCTTTACACTCATATGAGAATGAAGAAGCAGTGGGTCCTCTATCCTTTCTAGTTCTGTAAAATGATTCAATCAAGTTTTTTTCTTGACCACAGGTTCTGCAGCATCTGGTATCTAATAGAAGGTGACCTAATTTAATCTGCTTATCTAGGTCCATCACTGCCAGTCCCACATGTATGACATGTCTCCATATTCATCTGTGTGCCACCTGTCTCCCTCTGCATCCACAAAAGTAGCATCATTGAGTCCATCGTTAATAAAACCAAAGGGTGCCATGTCTGCTTCAATTTGTTCTTTCTGTTCTTCGTAAATTCTTTTTCTAACATCTTGGTCAGTCAACTCCTTAAAATAATCTTGTGCTACCAACCAAGCATAGATGACAAGACACATTGCCAAGTCATCATTACACCCCTCTTCTGCCTCAAATGAATTGTGCTTAGAGATAAAGGTGGTTAGTTCAGAGATAATCTCATAGTCTTTGAAAAGGAGTTTATCCTCCTCAATCATAGTCTTAAGATTAAGTGCTCCAACCTTCTTTACAGTCTTTGACATCTTAACACCTAACTGTGTCTTTTTGCCAGAGAATCCTTGACCAACAACCTGTCCTGCTCTACCTCTCATAGAACACATTAACAGATTCTGATACTCAAGATCATACTGAAGAATACTTGCAACCTGGTCACCAATATCATTTACCTCACATAAGATGAACGCATTATTATATTTCTTTGCTACCTCCCAGATAATATTGGGAAATAGCATTGGTTTGATTTCATTATTTCTGTACTTTGCCACAATCTGATGTGGGAAGGTAGTTATATCAACAACAACATATGCTGAATAGTCATTACCAACTCCCCTTGCCACATCAACTGTCATAATATAATCATGTTTATCTTGTGGTGGTATATAAACATCCAAACCAGCATTTTGCTGAATGGGATTTTCATAGATAAGATTTTTTAGTTTGCTTGGTGCAATCAAGGTATCAACAGAACCTAAGAACTCACACTCAAACTCAATTTTGAATTGCTGCTCTGATGTGTTAGCAATGGTCTGTTTCTTCCACCTCTCATCCCTACCAGGGACTTCAGACCAGTGTACATCAGTTGGCACATAATCATTCTTTGCTTTTTCTGCATCATGCCACATCCTATAGAAGTGGTTCATACCATGAGGCGTTGAGACTATGATGACTTTTGTTGATTTACCAGAAGTAATAGTAGGATAAACAGATGCAAAGAAGGCATCAGCGATGTGATTTGGAACGAACGCGAACTCATCCAGGAAGAGGATATTGAACGACATGCCTCTGACAGCACTTGCAGATGTAGAAGCTGCCAATATCTTACTGCCATTTTCTAACTCCAGTGAACCTTTGTTCCATGATAGGATACCTTGTTGCATCCACTTTGGCAAATTCTCATATGCAATCTGTAACCTACTTAGAAGTTCTCTAGCAGTTGACGCTTTGTTTGCCAATATACCGATGTTAACACTGTCATTAAAAACGGCATAATGAAGAAGAAAAGAAACAACAGTCGTAGACTTGCCCGTCTGTCTGGGCATTTTGCAGATGTTGAATCTATTCTCATGGAAATTTTTAACTAACCTCTCTTGGAAATCATACATCTCGAATGGTTGTAAACCATGGTCAAGAGTTACAATTTGTACATAGTTTTTGGCAAAGTAAACAGGGTCATCCTTACACTTAATATACTCCTCAATTTGTTCTTGAGTAAACTCAATAGGAGTATTTGCTTTTTTTAGATTAGGATTACCAAGATAAATGTTTTCACTCATGTTGATTTAATCAGCAGTTCCAGGCTCTTAAAGATTTATTGATTCTTGAATCAGGATCATTGGCAGTTTTAGAAGAAGTAAGTTTCTTCTTCATACCCTTCATCCTCGCACAAAAGCTTGCTCTACGAGGGTTGCCAACTTTTTTTGAAGGTGCCTTAAGATCGCTTCCTGGGTTCTCACGTTCATACGACTTTCTACCTTTTTCATTCAAACCTCCTTCACTGTTTTTACCAGACTTTTTTGTCCAAGCAGCCCCCTCAGCAACTTCATTTTCTTCACCTACATGAATCATAGTTTCACCAGGTTGATATGGTGATACATCAAATCTCTGAACTTTACATCCAGGATAGATGCCATCTAATGCTGTTTGAACTGTTTCTCTAGAAGGTCTCTTCACATCAGGGAAGAAGATCTTCATCATCATGTATTTACCTTTGAATACAAATCCTACCAGGTAAACATTACCATTTTGTGAAGGAACTCTTACTGCTTCCTTTACAATTTCTGGACACTCTTTCTTACCATGAACAGGGCATTCTTCACCCTTATGAGTATGAACGCATCCTTTCTTTTCTTGGATTACTTCATCAGTAGTCTCTACAGATTCAGACTTACCTGCTTTCTTCCAACCACCACCTGCTGCTTTATACTTCTTGGCAGCCCAACCATTAGCATAAGCAGAAGGATATACATCAAACTTTGCTTTTGCTTGTGACTTAAATTTAGACCACAGTGAAGGATTAGTGGGAACATTCTTCTCTACAAGAAGCCACTCATTCTCACACTCAATCTTTTCAAGGATTTGTCTCACCATTGGTGATGAACTTTCTTTAATCTTGTTAGAAGTCATGATAGGTTTACCTCCTTTGCCTGGTCTGTCTGCTACTGGATCTTGTCTTCTCTTGCGTCTTACAGCAGCAGCTCTTTCTGCTTTAGACATTTTTGCTGCCTTCTCATTTGAAAGGCACTTGGGTTTTCCTTCACCCTCACCTCTGGCACATTTGCCAATTCTCTCACCCTTGGTGTTATAACGATCCCAACCACCACCACCTTTTCCACCTTTTGGTCCTGAACCAAACCAGTCTCTTAAATCTTCATTCATTCCGTTGGATCCGCTAGAACTACCATTGCTCCCGTTAGAACTAGAGCTATTACTAGAGGAATTACCATTCCCATTAGCTCCTTTAGACTTTCCATTTTTCTTTGTATCTTCATCATCAACAGAGTGACCATTCTCTTTGCGAAGATATCCAGCAGGTCCTACCATCTTAAATCCCTTGGGGATTGGTTTACACTTTTTATCAGTGTAACAATAGTATTTGCCATCTGGACACTTCTTTTTCATTGTATATAAAAAGGTCTCTTTATATTTATGCTCTTATTAGGTTTCTAACTACTTTGAATGTTGTTGAAGCACTACTTGCTGGAGTTGCTAGAATTCTAACATTACCTGAATTTATATCTGATGTGAATGTTGCCAGTGTATTGCCAGTAGCAATAGTTCCAAATTCACTGATAAAGACATCAGTTCCATCATGAACTATATTTAAAGAGGTTACATGGTATTCAGTTCCTCTTGTAATCTGTATCTGATAGTTTGCTGATCTATATTCAGTAGCACTGAAGGTGTCTACTGCTGCCTGTGATGTTGATGTATGTGTAGAGGTAGCAGTATTCATATGAAGAATAACTGGACCACCAATGTCTATACCACTTCTTGCTGTGATGAGACCAACTGAATCAACATTCTTTACATCATCATATGTAAGAGTGCCACCAATAGTGACATTACCTGTAAAGACACCATCAACAAATGTACAGGCAGTTCCTGTTATATTGCCAGATACATCTCCTGTTACATCACCAGTGACATTGCCTTTGAATTCACCAGTTGCAATACCAACAACAATATTTGGTGTTCCACTTAACCCACCAGATGTACCAGTAATATTATCACTAGCAGTGATGAATCCAGCACCATTAGTCAGTTGATTAGTATTGGTGAAAGATGTGGTAATATAACCTGCACCATTGGTCAGTTGGTTATTATTGGTGAAGGTAACAAACCCTACATTATTAGTAAACTGACTGAGGTTAGTTGGAGTATCAGAGAGTTGGTTGTAACTAGTAAATGATGTAGTGATGTACCCAGCACCATTAGACAGTTGATTGTTATTGGTGGGTATTGTTGGTGTATTGGAAAAGTTATTATAGTCTAAGTAATAACTTGGATTTTGATTATCTAACTTATTTGAATTAGTTGCTATACCAGCAGTATCAGCATATGTGGCAATTCCAGCAACTTGAGCAAAAGTTGCAATGCCTGCTACCTTGGCATAATTTCCACTACCACCACCACTACCAGTGACATCATCAAAGACAAACTTCTTAATAGAGTTGTCATATTTTAAGAATTTTCCATCATAAGCAGAAGCATTGGTGGCAATCCCAACAATATCATCAAGATATTTGAGGTTTACCTCACCACCACCACCTTGTTCATGAACTAACTGCTTAATATACTGAATTTCACTACGTAGTTTAGATAATTCAGACTCAGATACGTCCTTTCTTGCCTCTTTTATCTCCTCTGGTATGACTTTATCTAGATTTTCAAGTGTTTTTTCTATAGTTGGGTCTTTTTCTTCTATTTCCTCTAGTTCTTCTTCAATTTTCTCTTCATAATTTGTCTCATCAGGTCCAAGATCTGGTCTTCCTTCTTCAACTTCTGCTTTTTCAAGCTCTTCAAGGACATCTGTGAACAAAAACTTCTCAAAAACCTTTGCTTTTTTTAAAATTTCTTCTTTTTCTTGGGATTTTTTGTTCTCTTCTTCCTTAATCTTCTTTTTTTCTTCACTTAAAGTCGCAAAAAGGTCACCAAGGGACACTTCTCCAATAATTTCCTTGGTTTTTTTCTCTTTTTCTTTCTTTTCTTCACCAATTAAATTGAAGAAATCCCCTAAATCGTTCATTTTTAAGTAGAAATCTCCTTTTCTTATTTATCTTGTATCCCTTTCTTCAATAATTTCTGCAATTCAGCAGTTGAACCAACAAAAAGGGCATTGTTCACAGTGGTTGGACCTTTTGCTTCTTTTTCTTCATTAACATCTTTCAGTTTTTTCTGAAGATCCATCAATTTATCAGTGGCATCTGCCACATTTTTGATCAATTGACCAGCAACTTCATATGCTCTGGGCATCTCACTCTCTTGAGCAAGTTCAAGAATGCCATTGATTGCCTCTTGACCTTTCTCAATGATTGAATACAGGTTACCCCTAGTGTATTCATAGTCCTTTTCAATGTCATCTTTTGTGAGTCTATCTGGTTTCTGGATAGAAACCTTCTCCACATCCTGAACTTCAATCTCTGATGGTTCTACATCAAAGGTTTCATTTAACTTGTCAAACTTGCTAGACATAAGTTAATCCTCAAATAAACCCACCATCAAATCCAAAGTTGTCCCCAATATCAATAAAGGAGGCATCAGCAGATGTGATAGTTTCTATAGCTGCACCAGATGGATGTTCTTGTGCTTTAGTTCCTTCTTGTGCTCTCTTGACTACAAGTTTGTTACCAGATTTCTCTGAAACAAACATTGATTCATCACCAATCTGAATATATGTTTTTTCAGTAATACTAGAAGCATCTACAACATCAATGATGGTTTCAGTAAGATCAAGATCTTCTGCAATTTGAGATACACTAGAACCATCATAGTTCTTAGTTGCTTTTGGTGTTACCCTATAGGTAACATCTCTCTCATATCTCTGACCATCACCTTTCTGCTTAGAACCAGCAACATAACCAATGTTGACCTTCCTAATGACATCACTGCTAACATCTGTCACAGGACCATACAGGTAGGTCTTAGCAGTGAATGTGAGTGTATATACTAGTGCTCTTCTTGTATCAAAATTACCTTCATAATCATCTTCCATTGAGATGTTTACCAGTTCAACTGGAACATTCTGGGTCTCTTTCAGTGAACCCAAAAACTTAATAGGTATTGTGTAAGATGGTTGAAAATATGGAAGAATCTGCTCTACAATTTGAAGTGAGTCATCATTTAATTTTGTCATAATTGACAACTCAAAAGTCATATTCCAAGGAACAGGAAGATAAACTCTCTTTGTCTTCTGTCCATTATCATCTGTGGCATAGAATGCCTTAGTTTGTGTTGCCTTTCTAGAAGAATCATACTGCAGATCAGTAAATTCAAATGACATCCTAGGGAGGGTCATCTGAACTGCTTTATTTAAATCTGCTTGCTGCTCCAATCTAGCAAGGAATTTTTGGGTTGGTCCATAAGCAAGAGGAACTTTGATAACACTGAATGTGTCATCATTGGCGTCCTTCTTTTGTATTTCAATTCCATTGAAAAGGGAACCAAAACCAATAATTACAGATCTGAAGACTTCATTATAGAAATATTCAAACATTTTCTTAACACAATATATGTACTATTTAGAGTCATCCAAAACCTGTTCCTGATGTACCATTTCTGTGATGAGGATTTCTCTTATTATGAGGTACATCAAACACAAGTGAGACTCTATCAACATCTCCTATATTGTGAGCACTATGTGGTAATTTATTATTGAACCAAAAGAATGTTCCTGGTTCTACAATCATTTCTTCATCACCAACTGTGTAATGATATCTAGATTGAAGTGACAAGTGATACCTATCCTTTGTGTGATAGTATGTTCCCTCATCAATATGTCTCAACACTTTACCATCAGGTTGCAACTTGAAGAATGCTGCCCTGCCAGTTTTGTATATTTTGTTCTTCTTCCAAAACTTATGCACCTGGTCAAAATGACTGAACAATTGAGTCCTCTCTTGACCCTCTGCATCTTTAGGACTTTCATCATCCTTAACTTTTGCCCACACTAGTGGCAAAAAACCATAAGGGTCCTTATCACCACCAATACTATCTTTGTTGAGTCTGGATACCCAATCCCAATCACCCCAGTTGTCATAAACTTGTTTTAAGATTGGGTCAATATCAAGGTCACGTTTAATAATAACAATATTCTTCATATATTATGGCATTCCAAATGGGTTTGATTTGCTGAAGTCAATAATTTGATCAGCTTCTAATTCTATTGTATCATTGTCTGCAAATGGGTCAACTGTATCATCTGTATTGGTGCTTCTGATGATAGAGACAGCACCAGATTCAGATCCAGTGATAGTTTCTTGAGCAAGGAATGTACCATCTACAATAGATACCTTGAGGACACCAGTATCAGCATTATATTCCTTAACTCTGGCAGTTGTTCCTGATGTAGAACCAGTTACAATCTCATTGAATATAAATGAACCACTGACCAAAGTTCCTGCTACACCAACTGGACTGGATATGAAAATGTCAGGTACAACAACATATCTTGCACCAGGATTCAGCATATTGATTGCAGTCACATTTCCTCTGACATCAACAGTTGCAACACCAACTGCTCTAACTACACCAGGGACTTCATCTATGTAGTTCTTCTCTGCTGTGTCATTACTGATAGTGACAGTAGGTGGTGTGAGATATCCTCCACCAGGATTAGTTATTGTGATATTAGTTACAATACCACAGTTCTGAATACCAACTTCAATTGATGTAGTGGCAACTCCAACATTAGTTGTGGAGTTATTCAAGATAATTGTGGATGCTTCAAATTCAGTAATGAAAGTACCTGATGGGAAGATGCTTACAACATCATATGGACTATCATACCCAGATTCAAGTCTTACTCTATCACCAATTACCATATTTTCTGTGTTAATACCAGTGATTCTTGTAGTATTAACACCAATAGTTCCAACTCTCTTAATAGAATCATATCTAATGGTTGCAATGCCAGTTGCTGTGAATTGAGTTCCTAAGCCAGCAGGTGCAGCAATAGTGACAGATGGTGCTGTAACATATCCATAACCACTACTACCAATAGAAATGCTGGTGACTGTGCCAGCAAGAGAAACAGTTACAGAAGCAGTTGCTTGTGATGCTGATGGAGTTCCAGAGAAAGAAATAGTTGGGGTGACAGTATATCCTGCACCAATAGTTGCACCAGTGCCAACACACCACAGATCTGTTGTGGAATTAAATCCAACAGCAGTTACAAATCCAGTGATAGGTGCAATTGTTGCTATACCAACAGCAGTTTGAGTTACATCACTTCCTGTTCCTAAACCAATAAAGACATTTGGAGCAGTTGTGTATGCTCTTCCTGTTGTTGAGAATGCAACAGATGATGGATTGATGCTAGATCCAGCAAGACCAATAGTAGCAGAAGCAAAACTAAAACCTGGGTGTGGGATGAAAACTGATGGTACTGAAGTATAGAATCTACCTTCTGTTGTAAGACCAAGTGTTTTGACAGTACCACCTGTTAAGTGATAGGTATCTAGAGTTGATGTTGCTAATGCATTATTGCCTGTTCCAGTTGGAGGATCAAATGTTACAGTAGGTGCTGACTTATAATAAACACCACCAGTGGTGCCATATGGGAACAGATATGCAGAAGAACCAATACTAATAGGGGCACCAATTACACTTACACCTGCTCCAACTTGTGATGGAGTTGCCAAGACAGCAGTTGCTGCAGCACCAACATGTTTTGGTGTAGAGATACCAACAATAGGTGCTGTGACATACCCACCACCACTATTTCCAATGGATACTGATTGGATAGAGAAGTTAGTCAACCCATCATTTGGTGAGGTTGTAATACCAACAGTTGCTTTTGCTCCAGATCCTCCACCACCACTGATAGAGATGATAGGTGCAACTGTATAACCACAACCAGCATTACTGAACAGAATGGCAAAGATAGAACCACCTTTTTGTCCATCACAAGCAATTGCTGTTGTTACAGATGCTATACCAACTGCAGTTGTTCCTCCTGTTGGTGCTGAAGAGATAGCAACTACAGGTGCTGAGGTATAACCACCACCAATGTCTGTGATAGTTGCTTGAGTCAAAGAACCGCTAATACAAGTATTTGCTGTACCAACAGCAGTTGTTGCAGAACCTACAGCAATCAGTGTCAGTGACTGGATGTATCCAATATCTTCAATCTCATCATCAATTTCATCAACACCAGTATCCAGAACTTCATCTTCATATCTGAAGAGTTGACATTTCAGTGTATAAACATAGTTTTTCTGTAGTTGATAGAAAGGTTGTTCATGCTCAACATAATTAATCTCAAACAATCTATCACCAAGTGGGAAATAAATTAGATCACCTTCTTTTGGTCTATCAGCAAGTTCAATATTGGGGAGATTCTTGATCAGTGGGGTTATAAAATTCTCATATCTATCTTTTGAGACAATCAGAGTCAAATCATCTTGATTTTCAATACCAAACTTGGATAAGAGAGTTCCCTGACCACCATATCCATCATAACTATCCACATACGCTTCAATAGGATAGGCATTGTCAAATTCTGACTGAATTACCTCTCTGATTACTGTATTCTTTTTTAAATATTTTCTTGGGATGTAGAATATTTCTACCCCATACATCTTCAACTGTTCGTTGACCAGACTCTGAATGAGATTCTGTTCTTGTTTTGAGCTATTTAAGAAATATGGATTAAGCATGGCATCACCCTATCATATCAAGAGGTGGGACTTCATATGTAGAAAGCATCTGTGTCTTGATCTCATCAAGTTCTCTCTGACCATCATCAAAGATTGCTCTGCCATTGAATTCAACACCACCAGGCAACTTGACACCCTGGAATTTAATTAAGTTCTGACCCCACTGTCTCTTAATAAGTGCTGTAAGATATCTCTTTACAAATGGATCATTATATACTCTACTGTAGTTTTCAGGATCCATTGCTCTGTAGCAATCAAGAATTAAGAATTCACCTGCCTTGATTGTATCCCAATCAATATCAAGATACATTCTATCTTGTCTCAGATTGAATCTAATTTGCTTATGAGTGTTGAGCAGGAAGTTCATTGTCTCCAGATAACTCATTGCTGAATTATATGAAAGCAAGTCAGTGCTCCCCCAGTTGTATACATCATTCAAGAACAACTGATACTTGAAACTGAACATGTTAGCAGAACTAACACTCTGAGCACTATCAAATTGGAATATCTTTTTGATACCAATTATCTGTGGTGGGACCTGAATATAATTGCTGTTTTCATAATAATTGAATGACGTATTAGAACCACCAGGGAGATTAGCAGTTGCTGTAGTTGTTGTTATACCTACAGAAGAACCAGCATCAGGTGCTCCTGGTGGTCTTGCTGAACCTCTATCAATGTCTGCTTGAGTTACTTCATATTTAAGATATGCTTGCTCTACACCATCATAATGTCTTTCTTGAAAATATTGAAGAGCATCATCAACTAAATCTTGTATTTGTTCATCCGCAACATTGACTTCCAAGACAGGGGCACCCAACTGTCTTAGGCAATAATCAATTAATTCTTGTCTTGAAGAAGGTTGTGCCATCTATACACTTTATCCTTTTTACTATTTAGAAGTGATTACAGACCACCTTCCACTAATACATTTCCTGATGCTAACTTGTAATGGGTTGATCCTGTACTTACAGCATTGATATCAAAGTGATATCTTCCTGGTTGTAAGTTACCAGTTTGAGTGTTAGTCAAACTAATCTTAAATTGACCTGCTGATGCACCAGTGACAGAAACACCAAAGTTTACTATTCCACCAGCAGATGCTCCAATAGCAACACTCTTCTTCAACTTAGATGTAATAGAATAACCAGTCAAATTAAAAGCAGATCTATTTTCCTGATTAACTTGAAAAGTTGATCTAAAAGTAGACTTTTGATAGATAGTCAGATTTACACCATAGGGCACCCCTGACTCTGGATTAAAAGTAATAGTGTTATTGGCCATTTGATAACTTTAACAGCAGGGATTTAATGTCATTGATATCATCCTTAATTTGGTCCATTCTATCTTCAAGTGCATCAACTCTCTCCTTTTCAGAAGAGAGTCTTTTTCTACTTTCAATATAAGTTTGATATTGTGTTTTATTATGATTGACCACTGCTCTAGAGACTGGATCTCTAGAGAGGTCTTCTTTTCCTTCAATTTTGTGTCTTTTCATTATGCAAGTGCAATCACTCTAAGGTTTCTAAATTGTGGGACAATTGCTTGGTTGGTTGATGTGCCAAGCAACTTGATTCTGAAACTTGAGAATGGTTCCAGATTATCAATGGTAAATGTATGCTCCTTGAACAGATTCAGAGAAGGTTCTGGAGTATATGTATCAATCTTTCTGACAAACTTGTCAGACTTACCATCACTCAGATCAGGGTTGATGACCTGACCAAATGTATCAAGATTCTCATGACCTGGGAATGGTGTGAAGATTGAATCAATAGCAGGTTTGTCCTGATTCAGGGAATAGAACAATCTGATGTCATTGTAGTTAGAAACATAAGCATCAATGTAAACTGTCAGTGATGTTGCAGGATTTTCAAGAACAATGTTCTTGGTGACATACATCAAGGAATTAGGATCAAGCAGAATTGTATTAATTCTTGGGTCATTGGCATAATCATTGATAGGTGCATTGACTCTGTTTGATGTGAACAGAACAGATGAATGCTCCAGGTCAATAGAAGGTGTAAGTCTATTATCAAATGTGGATAGTTCAACACCTAAACCAAATGACTTTCTACCAGGAAGTGAAGTGAGGAATACATCCTCATTAGCCTTAGAAACAACCATTCTCTGAGTTGGGAAGTAATTCCTTTCAACCAGTGAAATGTCCTGTGTTCCTTGGTCAACATAAGATACTTCTGGACCAGATACACTAGTTTCAGAAACAGTTCTTACATTACCACTCAGGTTAGTTCCTGCAGGAAGAGCACTGGTGATGGTAGGTGTAATCATAGAGAAAGGAAGGTTGTATGTTCCCTTAGCATCCACACCACCACCAATTTGTCTAGTATTGAAGTAATTAGCACCAAAATCATTGGAGCTTTCACTTCTATCAACACCATCCTTACTCATGTCAATCTTAACATGATAAGAGTCAATTTCAATTGGATTAGGAACAGTAACATCAGCAAAGTTATGTTGCTTATTGATTCTTCTCAGTGATACACCACCATATTCATACTTGTAAACCAGATCATTTACACTATGAGGTTCTCTGGTGCTGTCAAGACCTCTGCTAGTAATGCCAATAAGGTTGTTACCACTAACACCAGTGTATTCAATTATTTCATCACCAATTCTGACATATCCAGGGTTGGTATTAGAAACACCAACATTTTCAAATTCAGTGAAGTTAGTAGCATCAATAATTGAGATGGAACCAGTTTCAGATGAAGTGTAAGCAGCAGTCAATGCAGTTGGAGCAATATTTGTTTCAATATTTCTGAGATTGCATCTATTGATCTGTGAATACATTCCATGATTTCTCTGGAAAATTTTCATGTGCAGACCATCTTCTCTACTATCAACTCTGATTGGGGAGAGAGCAAATACACTGCCACCAATACCAGCATTGATACTAGTATTGACACCAGCAACACTACTGAATTCCAAATAAGCGTTACCAGCACTTGTTCCAAATGTTCCCTGAACATCCTCAAGGATCAACTCATTTTGAGCACCAAGATTTTGGATGGAGAACTGAGCACCTCTACCAACTTCATCAAAACCAAATGCCAGAGGTGCAACAACATCACCAACTTGGAATCCTGTGCCACC